GACAACATCTATTCCTAATAATTCAAATAATTGGAATATTGCCTACAATGATAAAATAAACAATGCAGTATTTTCAGGAACAGATACAAAGACATTGACATTGACGCAATACGACGGCGGTACATTTGCGCCAACGTTTACCGATTTACAAGGGGTGACGGGTGTAACGGCGGGAACAGGATTAACGGGTGGAACAATAAGTACAACGGGAACGGTCGCAGCTGATACCACATTTTTATTTACACAGTCAGATACATTAAACCTTAATCTAACTTCCAGATTTGCGGCAAAGCAAAACACATTAAACGGCACAGGTTTTGTTAAAGCAAGTGGAACAAGTATAACTTATGACAATACAAGTTATTTACCTTTAAGTGGTGGTACATTATCTAATAGTTTAAATAATACTTTAACAGTTAATTCAGTTGCTACAAATACAAGTCCTAATATTTCATTAACTGCATCAGCAAGTTCACCAGGATATCATGAAACAAATATTGGAGTTCGCGGAGTTGGTCAAACTATTTACAGTTCTGGAATTGGTGTTCAAGGCGAAGCAACTCAAACAGACATGAATGGATTTGGAAGTGCTTTTGGTGTTCAAGGCACAGTGACTGGAACTGGTGCTGGTGGTAATGGTTCAACCTATGGTGGGTATTTTAGCAATACAACTACGGTGGCTGGTAATAATTATGGCTTGTATGTATCAACGGCATCGGGTGGTGATTATGGTATTTATCAAACTGGAACAGGAAGTAATTATTTTGGTAGTAATACAAGTATTATAGGCACCCTTGCGGTTCAAGGCGCAATTACCGAAGACGGCAACAATGTTTTAACAAATCTTGACACGGCGTCGTTATCAAGTCGCATTGATGCAAAGTTAAGCGCAACAGACACAACCTTTCTTTCAGATAGAATAAATTTAAAATACGATAAAACAGGTGGTACAATTTCGGGAGCGGTTACCCTTTCAACCACCACGGCAACGCCTACAAGTTTACTTGGTAAAGATGGAAGCAATGTGGTTGGCTCGGTTACAACGGTGGCACAAACGGGGTTATTTGGAAGAGGTTCAGTATCAAACGCAGTAACTGATGCAAATGGAAATATTACCGTTGCGCATGGGTTTAACTTTACTCCTATTATGGCATTTGCAAATCTTCCAGGACAAACAACTAATATTATAAATGTCAAAGAGGTTGATGGAACAAATATTACTTTTGTTGTAAGAGATGGAGCAACAAACAACGTATTAAATACGCAAACGGTAACTAAAATTGAATTTTTCGCAATAAAATAATAAACATGAAACAACTCCTTTCCCTCTTCCTCTTCCTTTTGCCTTGCCTTGCATGGGCACAGTATCCGAGCAATGGCAACCAGAAAATAACGCTCGGAGAACAGACCAGTGCCGATGGGCTTATATGGAGAGGTGTATCTTCTGATACTACCTTGACTACAAAAAGCGACACGGCTGCTTATCTTGTTCTTGATACCGTAAATAAAAAGTTATACTTTTATAAAGCAAGTGCAACACCAAAATGGAATGAAATAAGCGGCTCTGGTGGTGGAGGTTCTGGTACAGTTACAAGCATAACAGGAGGCACAGGCTTAACAGGTGGCACAATTACGACATCTGGGACACTTGCAGCTGATACCAATTTTCTTGTAACAAGATTTGACACGGCTTCGATGCTTACAAATTACTACCTTAGTGGCAGAGCATTAGGCACTCCTTCAAGCGGTGTATTAACAAGTGCAACGGGATTGCCATTGACAACAGGAGTAACAGGCACATTACAAGTGGCAAATGGGGGAACGGGCAGCGCAACGAAAAACTTTGTAGATTTAACGACGACGCAAACGGTGGCTGGGTCAAAAACTTTTAATGCAAATGTAATAACACAAAAAAGTACTGCGGCTATTGGGTCTGTTTATTATGGTTTTTCTGATAATGCTAATAATTTTAAAGGATATTTTGGTTATGGTGGTAGTTTAACAAATAGAATGGCATTAAGTAATGATGTTGCTGGAGATATGTTGTTTATTACATCAAATAGCTTTACGAATAAAGTTTTATTACGATTAGATACAACATTTAAAGTTACAATAGGTGATGATGTTGTTCCAACTGAAGTCTTGCACGTTGTCGGCAATGCAAGGATAACGGCAGTTGGCGCTGGTACATTTTCAAATAATTTAAATATTACATCTGATGGGAATTTAACAACTGCTACATCTGATGAAAAATTTAAATATAATATAAAACCTTTAAATTATGGCTTAGCAACTTTATTACAATTAAAACCAGTAAATTTTAAATGGATAGAAGGAGAAGAAGAAGATTTAGGTTTTATTGCTCAAGATGTTGCAGAAATAATACCAGAGGCTGTAAATACAAATTGGAATAGCGATTTATTAATGAGATATGAATCTATTATTCCCATCCTAACAAAAGCCATCCAAGAGCAACAAGCCCTCATCAAAGCCCTTGAACAAAGAATTATTAACCTCGAAAATAAATAAAATGAGATACCTATTATTATTCCTTCCCTTGTTTTCCTTTGCGCAAGATGTTGTCAAAGACACGGTGTACATCCAAAAGCAAGGTAACATCTATTACATCATTCAGCAGACTACTTTGTCTGATAGCACAGTCACAGGCTCAAAGCAAATACTTGGCGATAGTGCAACTGCCATTCAAAGCCTTGTTACCGATGCAGAAAGGCAAAGCAATACGATTGCTATTCATGCAAAGCCTATTATTACAAAAGGTAAGTCAGTACAAAGGATTAATTACTACAATGATTTGCACGTTCAAATAAGCGGCAAGCCTGTGTATTTTACAACGGCTCAAAGGGATACGGCAAAGTTTTTGGGAGATTGGAAGTTAAACTTTAACGGTGAAATCATTGATGGTGTTATTGAGTTAAACAACAACAAGCGTTTAATCTTCAACCCAGACAATGGCAAGGTGTACACCATTTCAACAAACCTACTTTTATCCACATTTACCAATCAAATATCATTTACCTTTAATGCTATTAAGTACGACTTGTATAAATACGCTGAGGGCAAATTTGCAACCGTGGATGGAGATGTAAGGTTAATAAAACTTGAATAATGAAAGCAGTTATCTACAACATTTTTAAACTTGGCTACGATGGCATTGCTTATTCCATTTGTTGCGGAGTTATATTCTCGTTTTTCTTACCCATCAAACATTTCTTGATATTTACAATCTTTGTTGTTTTTGCAGACACGGTCACGGGAATCATGGCAGCAAGGAAAAGGGGAGAGCCGATAACGAGCAAAGGGCTTTATCGCACATCGCAAAAGGTGGTGACCTATTTCTGCGGTATAATGATTTTTCACGGGGCAAGTATAACTTTTCAACTGCCATCGCAAATCACCTATTCTGTCAGCTTCATTATTGCAGCCACTGAATTGTTTAGTATTTCGGAAAATATAAAGTCCATAACTGGAACAAATATTGGTACAATTATTCTTAGATTTTTCAGACGTTAAAACAAAATAAAATGATACAAACTAATTTAAAGGATGCCCTTAAAAATGCAGATGGCATAAAGTCACCAATGGGCGACGTGGCTTGTTACTCAATGAACTTTGCAGAACTTGCAAGTGAAATTAATGTTCATCTTGAAGGTAATAAAGTAAAATTCACATGGCGAGAATATGTTAAACTTGCTCAAATCATTTGGGATAAAATCAAGGAGACATCCAGAGAATGTGCTGGGAAAGAGATAGAGGTGAAACTTCCTCCCAAATTATCGCTCGTAGCTGCAGGTTTTTCGCTCATCGGGTTTAAATTATAGGCGCAGAGAAGTCGCTACCTTAGTGCCAAGGGGAGTTGATTAATTTCTTCTCCCCTTAAAAATATAAAATATGAAAGCAAATGAATTTTTAATATGCCTTGATGCCGGGCATGGTGGCATGAGAAACGGAACGGGCCCAGAGAAATATGTTACCTATCCTTCAAAGTGCTATCAACATCGCACAGGCAAGTTTCATTCCTATGGATGGTTTTTTGAGGGAGTGTTTAATCGCTCTTTAGCTAATTATTTAGAGCAGTACCTCCTTGACTATGGCTTTTCAGTTAAA